TGTGCACCTAGATGGCCCGCATACAACTAAAGCTGTAATTGATGAGTTAAGTTTTTTTATACCCAGAATGGCATCAAAAGGATTAATTATTCTTGATGATTACACAGACCTACAGATGGGTATTGTGGATATGCTCTTAAAGACTTATAATTTTAATGTTGCTGTAAAAGGTGACAATAAAATTATTTATCAAAAGGAGATATAATGTTTACAGCGATATTAGGTCCTGTTGCCAGTTTGGCAAAAACTTGGATTGAGGGCAAACAAAAAAAAGCGCAACTTAAATCACAGGTAGAGTTAACAAAATTAGAAGCGACAAAATCAAAAATTGAGCAGGACGGTTCTTGGGAGGATAAAGCCATGTCAGCAAGTGACAATTCGTGGAAAGACGAGGCCTGGACCCTGACCTTCATTGCTATAATTTTTGCCAGCTTTGTACCTGCTCTTCAACCTTACATGCAACAAGGTTTTTTGTTTCTTAAAAACGATTGTCCTGATTGGATATCGTATGGCATACTTGCCAGCATAGCGGGATCTTTTGGCTTAAAAGGTATTGCCAAGATTAAAAAATAAATTAGAATATTCTTAGTGGACTGCGGTCACGATGACAACCAGCACTTCTAACAATGGAGATAATTATGTGGTCAAAACCAATAATTACAGAAATTTCTGTTGGTCTTGAGATCAACAGTTACGCCTGTGCTGAAAAATAGTATTGTGGGAGCATTCTTGCTCCCCTTACTTTGTAATCCATTATTAGCAAAAAATTATAAGTGGTCTGGTAAAGGACAACTATACGATGAAAGAAATCAGTATTATATAACTTGCAGACTAAACAAAGAAAAAAGAGTTGATCCCTTTTTTGGTGAAGACTCCGTAAAGTGTTTTTACGCGTGTACAGATAAAGATGATATGGTCATAACCACACACAGTGACCACGTATGTGAAAAACAAATACAGAGTCCAAGAGGAGAAAAAAGAGATTGGCGAAACAGATTAAAATATTAACACTTAAAGATTGTAGTGGTGAACGATTTCCAAAACATAAAAATAAAAAGATGGGTTACAAAAACCCAGTGATATATTATGGTAAAAAAATTTCATAAAGTAGAAGTTGTATTTGTAAAAAGAAAGAAAAGAAGGTATAACAAAAATGGACTTACACATAGAAAAAAACTAGGACCAAAGTCACATTTAAGACATGCTTGATATTGATACAATACAGACAGTTCGTCACTTTATTAAAAAAGAAATACAAAAAACTAAAGACCATATTTGTTATGGTATAGACAAGGTAGATCAACTACACTATGCTAAAGGCAGGCTCGCAGCATTAGAAGCTGTGCTTCAGGATCTAAAAGACCTGCAAAATAGAGAGGATAGTATAGATGACATTGATCAAACCTAATACTAAATTAGTCACACCTGAAAAGGATGATGACGAACCCTTAGTTCCCAAGGGTAAAAAAGAAGTGGAACAGTATCTCAACCTTTTACCAAAACCTGTAGGATATAGACTTTTAGTCAGACCTTATCAACCTAAGCAAAAAACTAAAGGTGGTCTTTACTTAACAGAAAAAACTCTAGAAACACAACAGCTCACTACAGTGGTGGGTTTTGTGGTTAAGATGGGTGATCTTTGTTACAAAGATGATAAGAAATTTCCCACAGGCCCATGGTGTAAGGAGGGACAGTTCGTAGTATACGGACGATATGCGGGTGCTCGTTTTAAAACAAAATATGG